GCCCACCCCCGGTTTGACATAGTACCCATTCTTCACAGAGTTGAAGGTTGGTGCGCGGCGAGCCTCCACCTTGGCCGCGGGTGTCGCGCCCTCAGTGATTCCCAAGAGCGCACGGACAGACGCAGGCACGGCGACTCCTGCGTTCGCATAGGCACGGAGTGTCTTGGTCTTGACGAGCTTGAGATCTCCCACGATGGGGTAGAAGCGCGGCTTGCCATTCGGGCCGGGACGGACATAGAAGCCGTTGCGGGTATTGTTGTATCCACGGGCCAACTCATAACGTGCATTGAGCATGCGAGCCTTTTTCGCGCCAAGATTCTTGCGCATAGGAATGGGCGGCTTGGCAATCCCTTCATATCCGCCACCCTTGGCGTACTTAAAGACAGCCTGGGGATTCACGCCGTATTTCTTGAAAAAACTTTCAAAGATGCGCGCGGAGAGGCCAACATCCTCAAACTTCTTGAGACCTATCGTAAGGATAGTTCCGTTTGTAAATATCTTCATACTCAGGACTGGCGACTCCTTCCACTTGATCTGGAGACCAGAGAATATCTCAGGGGTGTAGTCTCCGTCCCACTTGGTTTTGGGGACCTTTGCGGCAATCTCAGCCATGAGGTTTTCCAAAATTATGGCCCGGTTCACATTCATCTTTGTGTCAATCTTGTTGATCGTCACGGCCGAGTTCCAGATCCCGGGGTACATGTGCTTGTGAAGGAAGCGCAGGACCTGCTCGTGAGGACCCGTGCAGGTGATCTGAATCTGACCTTTATCGTAGTGCGTTACGTAGGCTGTGGAGTTTGGCGCCTTGAAGTCGATCTGGAAGGCCCATCGCTTCACGGACCCGAGCTTTTCTGCTCCGAGGAGAGAGTTGCGATTCTTGAGTCGGCGGACGATCGGAAGCTTCCCGGTCGCTTGGTATCCTGCGAGTTCCTTCACACCAGGGGGCAAGGGCTCGGCCGATAGGTCCTTAAAGGGGAACTGAATGGTGAGGGTCGTGGTTGTGACTGTAGGCCTTGTGAGCGCATAATCATACTTGTTAAACTTATTTACATACTCGGACTTTCTGGGTTTGTGAGCCAGAAGAGCTCGGCCAATTATACCGGCAGCTCGGGCCGTCTGCATTCTACTACATAACGGTATTTAAATCCTGGGCCAAGTCGCATCCAAAGACGAATGGTTGGGCCGCGAGTACCTGATCGCGCCAGGTCCGCGTCTCGGTCCTGACCTCGAGCTTGCGCGTGCTGAACGGACCCGCGTAAAAGTCCGGGTTGAAGCGCGGCCGACCCAAGTTGTTCTCCTGGCAATGCTGGTTGAAGCTCGTGACGAACTGCTTCTGGGGACAGAACATCTCCTTGCCATAGGAAACCTTCTCGCTCGCCAGAAAGTGCTGGAGCGTATTGGTCACCATCGCCACCTGGTTCTGGATATCCAGGAAGTACTTGGGGACGACATTCCAGATATCCTGGTCACTGTACTTTTGCGAGTACTCGAGGTAGCCCCGTACGCACTTGCACAGAATCGCATCCATCTCAAGATCGAGCTTCTCATCGAGGTGAGGGTCCGCCTCTGCAACCTGTCGGCCAAAGTTCCAGGTCATTAGGCGACGAAGGACAGACCCCGAGTTGTCCTTCCAATGCGGGACCTCGTTTCCTGCCAGGATTCCCGGTACCGTCCACGTGAGACTCACAGCCGTCTTGTTCTTGCGAGCGATACTCATATCCTCGCCCGAGACCAGAGACTGGAACTCGGACTGCTCGAGGGCCATATCGCCCTTGATCTCTGGACTGATGAACATGAATCCTTCGTGGATGCTCTCAAGTCCAAACTTCTTTTCGATATTGTTTGAGAGTGTGCGGACATCCTGGCCCTCGTAAAACTTCTTGCAAATTTTTGTAATGATTGTAGACTTTCCAGAACGTGCGATACCCTTGAGGAAGGGGATCACCTGCCACGAGTCCATCTCGTTGACCGGGAAACACAGACGACCGCAGAAGACGTAGAGCCAACGGGCCACATCCTCCGAAAACTCTTGGTAGTCCATGACGGATTGCATGTGGGGCGTCTCGATATCATACCAGTCAACCATCTGAATATTGTCTGTGTTGAACTCTTGGTCGAAATACTTTGAGGAAACAATCGTCGGGTCGAGGTGCTTGAATTCATCAGAGGTGTACGAGTAGAATCGCGCCTCGTAGACGGGCCGGGACGCCTTGCAGTCCTCGGTCAGAAACTTGCCGACAAAGATGCCGTTCCTGAAAGACCAGACGTTTCGGTTCTTCTTGATAGGAGGGAACTGGAGATCTCGGCAGTTGGTCAGGTGCCGAATAGTGTCCGTGACGATGCTGCCCTTGCTGGTCATATTCTTCCACATATCGTACTTCTCCTCTTTTTGCGAATAGAGATAGACAAAGTCCTTGATATCGAGGACCGGCTTCCACGCCTTGGTCAGATGGCCATCCTCGGTCGCAATCTGCTTGCAGCAATAGTCTCCGTAGCGGCGCATCTTCAGCTTGTAGGTCTGGTCGAGCAGGTACAGGAGAAACTTTTGAAATGCACTCGTCGTGTCCTTCTCAGCCTCCCCCTCGCCAGAACTCATCGTCTGGCACCTGAAAATCTCAGACTCCATATCTCCCTTGATCGGCACATAGGTCGGGTGGTTGATGCGCTCGTAAGTCCTGACATAGCGGAAGATCATCTCGTAGGTGTCATCAACAGTCTCGATAAGTCTCGTAATTCGCTGGCCCATAGTAAACTCATTGCCAGTGACATCCTTGCTGGGCTCTTCACGAATCTTGAGCTGGCCTGAGTGGTGATACATGTCCGAACAAATAGACACGAAACGCCGCCGCTGCTCGGCAAGCGTGTCCAAATTTACATTTTTAATATTCCCGTCGTCGTATCCAAAGACGCGGAAGCCATTCTGCCAGGGGATATAGGCGTCCCCCTTTGCGTTCAGGCACATATGATCCTCGAGGTCTGTCACAAAGTTGTTGAGATCCTCGGCGCCCATATTCATTACATCCGAATGGTGGAGTTCCATCCGGATCTCGTGAGTTTTTTCAGGAGTGGTTCGATCGATTGTGTGGACACTCTCCATTTGTAAGAAAGGTCAAGATATTTTTAAGCAGGGATGGCGTCCTCACTCTCTACTAGAGCTGGTGCCTTGGCTGGGGTCTTGCTCAGGACACTCAGAATCTTAATAAGAATTTTGTTCTGCATTTCTAGTGCCGTCTTCACGCCAGCCATGGCGCTGGCCACAGTCTCGCCATCCTCGGTCGTGAACCAGGACCCCAGGGCGTCCATGAGGTCAGCCTCGCCAAACTCCTCATCCTCGTCAAACTCCATCTCCTCCTCGTCCTCTACTGGGGGTGGCGGCTGCTTCATAGGAGGCTTGGGACGCTGAGACATTTAGTACTGTCCAGGAATTTACTTGGGCACATTTGCCGCGTTGGCGATTACGGCATTGACGACGTTCTTGTTGGCCAGGACCGCCTTGTTCTTCAGATTCTGAAGGTTCTTCATGGTGGCGTTGATCGTAGTCATGGCAGTCTTGACTCTGTTGGCATTCGCCTTGTTCGGCATGGTGGTTGCGTTGGCGGAGGCATTCACCATCTTGTCCTGATTTCGGAGCACGTTGACCGCGGCGTTCACTACGGCCGTATTGGCTTTCTTGGCGGCATTCAGGATGGGCGCTGGAACCACCCCATTCGGAAGTTTACCCAGGGCGTTGTTGGCGGCCATGGCCTGATTGGCCACGACGGCTGGCGGGACATTGGTCGACATTTCTTGTCATGTTCAAATATTTTTTCCCAGGCGCGGATTTGGGTCCCCAATTTTTTTCTTGGGGTATATCAAAATGGCCGGTGGACTTATGCAGCTCGTAGCTTATGGCGCCCAGGATGTGTATCTGACGGGTCAGCCCAAGGTGACTTTCTTTCAGGCGGTGTACAAGCGTCACACCAACTTCGCGATGGAGAACATCCAGCAGACCGTGAACGGCACCACGACCAACTCTGGCCGTGTGTCCGTGACCATTGCCCGCAACGGCGACCTGGTCGGCAACATGTATGTGAGCATGCTCCCCGTGACTGCCAACACGACCTCCAACAACAACGTGTTCGACACGTGCTGGATCGCCGAGCGCGCTCTGGCTGATATCGAGCTGACCATCGGTGGCCAGCGCATCGACAAGCACTACCAGACCTGGTGGCGTCTGTACGCTGAGGTTTTCCTCGGCGAGTCCGACAAGTACGGCTGGGGCAAGATGGTCTCGACCGGCGCTGGACTGAACAGCATCATCTCGACGGCCAGCATCAACGGCAACCAGCCCCGCGTGTACCTGCCCCTGCTGTTCTTCTTCAACCGCAACCCCGGCCTGTACCTGCCCCTGATTGCCCTGCAGTACCACGAGGTTCGCCTGGATTTCGATCTGACCTCTTACTACACCTCTTACTTCAGCACCGACTTCCAGGTCTGGGCCAACTACGTGTACCTTGACACTGAGGAGCGTCGCCGCTTCGCCCAGAAGGGTCACGAGTACCTGATCGAGCAGGTCCAGCACACCGGCGGCGATTCCACGACCGCAACCTACGACACCTTCCAGCTGATCCGCCTGTCCTTCAACCACCCCGTGAAGGAGTTCGTGTGGTGCTACGTGAACCCCGCCGCCTCCTCCACCGCCAACCTCAACGCCCTGTGGAACTTCTCCACCTCGACCCAGAACGTGCAGGTGACGGTGAACACCGCCGTCTTCGTGAACTCGAACAACTACCTGATGCCCCACCTGTCTGGCGTTCCCCACCTGTACTTCAACAGCTCAGCGTCGACTGGCAACGGCCAGGCTCCAGGCACGGGCGCGGGTCTCACCGCACCTCTCACCACTGGCCTCGGCCAGTCCAATACCTACACGTGGATTGAGGAGGGTTACCCCGCGTCGGCGGTTGCTGGCGCTGTAGGAATTTACGAGTACGAGGTGGGCCCCCTCAACCAGTTCAAGATCATCCTCAACGGCCAGGACCGCTTCAAGGAGCAGCTGGGCAAGTACTTCAACCAGTACCAGCCCTTCGTGTACCACTCTGGCTGCCCTTACCCCGGCATCTACGTGTACTCCTTCGCCCTGCAGCCCGAGGAGCACCAGCCCACCGGCACCTGCAACTTCTCGCGTATCGATAACGCCCAGGTGGCCGTGTCGATCAAGGCGGGCGGCGTCTCTGGCGCTGCTCCCCAGCAGAAGCTGTTCGCGGTGAACTACAACATCCTGCGAATTCAGAGCGGGATGGGGGGTTTAGCTTTTTCCAATTAAATGGGTGGACTGGCATTCATCAAAAAATTATGGGTGGTATCACCCCAAAACGGGCTTCGGCCTCAAGAACGTTCAAGGTTCTTGGAGTCGAAACTAATATTTGTAAGTACTAAATGACGCCACTGCTCATTCTCCTGATTGTGTTGGCTCTTGTGCTCCTCTATAAGAATGTGAGCCCTTATACCCAGCTGGTTCCTCACGATATGTATGCGTGGGCTCCAGGAGTCCCGCGGGCCATCCCAGTCGATCCCGCCACCCCGGGCCTCGACTGGCGCCTGCACCCTTCTATTCACTTCCGAGGAACTGACTAATGGGGCGGCATGAAACCAAACTCTCTGTACATCCCAGAGTACTGAAGGAATGGGTGGGCAATCATCCCAAAGAGAACCATACCGCTTCCAAAAGCGGATAGCTGCTGACTTGTGTTCCCTCCGCGATTCCGAGTTACTATGTAAGCCGGAATCGCGCTTCCTGCGCCAATTATAAGCCCCTCTGCAATAAAGCGCCCCCATCCCACGGGCGGGCTATCCCATGCACAGACGGCAAACGCCCCAACAATAAACACAATTAAGAATATAATCGGATATAGAGCCTTTTTAGCGAGGAAACTCTTCTCGGTCTTGTTGAACTTTTTTGAAGCAGTGTCCGAAGCTTCCGAGAGCTCGTTGAAGCCCGCAAGCTCGAAAAAGATCTGAAGGATTGTGAAGACGATGAAACTGATAATACCAAGCTTCAAGATGTCTAGGGACGGCGTGCTGGGAGACTTCCAGAATTGCCACCCCGGAAAGTCTGGTGGGATTGTTGGCGCCGGCAAGGTGAACCCACTTCGCCTCCTCCATGCACCCACTGCTGCAAACGACAGGGCCGCTCCAATGCCAGCCACTGGCGCTTCCCAGTGTGCGACCCTGTGTTGATCCTTTTTGAACCACTTGACGTTGCGATCCACCAAAGCCAGAATAAAAAAAGAAATTATAAAAATTATTTTCAGGACAAGGACGAGCTGGGGACCATGCTCTCTCGCCCGCACGGAGCGGTTATCCATTACTCTATGGATCGATTAATATTCTGGTAGCGGATCTCGCCTCCTAGGTGGCGCTCCAGATACACTGCACACACGTCAGGGTCGAACAAAGGGCTACAGCAAAAAACATCAACATACACGAGCCCGTGTTCCGGGTACGTGTGCGCTGAGAAGTGGGATTCGGACAGGACCAGAACGCCAGTCGCCCCATGAGGCTCGAACTGGTGGAAAGCCCTGGAGACGACGGTCAAATTGCAGGCTCGAGCAACCTGAACCATGCGCTTCTCTAGATCGGCGGCATCCGTGATGATCGTGCCGCTCAAGTGTCCGATAAGGTGCATCATTTATAATAAAGTACATAGGCTCTTAAGCCATGATCGCCCGGACAGACATGGCGAACAGGGTTACGCCCAGGACTATGAAGAGAGAACCAAAGACGATGTTGGGATAGTCCCGTACGACAACCTGGGCCGTCACGGGTTCGCCGTTCTTGTCCGTGCTGAACGCCGGAACAGTCTTTCCACGGTTCGCGACAGTCGTCGTCGCCACACCCAGGGCGAAAAACATTAAAGCAATTATTATTCCCATGAAAGCATCAGCCGTGATTGCCATTAATATTGTCAAACAAAATAATTTAACGCTTTAGGACTGACACGAAAAAGTAAATCATAAACATTCCGAGGATCAGGCGAGTCAGCGCGTGGATGACCACCACGGGGTTCGAACGCCGAGCCGGGGCCAGAAAGTCCTGGACGGCCGAGACCATCAGAAGCAGGGCGGCCGACAGAACCAGGATGCGGTCCAGATCGAAAGTCTTGTATGAAAGGTTCCCGTTCAAGCTCATTATTACTTAAGGATATTTTTATTTTGTACTTTAATGAATTTTGCATACCTGGATGCAAGGGCAATTATCGAAAACATGCTGCACGAGCCCGAGGCGCCCATGAACCCTGTCCCATGCGAACTCCCTGCGGAGTGGAAGGAGTTCGAGGAGACCCTGGGGCGCTTCAAGCTCGAGTACGCAAAGAAGCGTCGGGAGCTCGCCACAAAGATGGCAGAACTCGAGGAAAAGTCCCAAGATGTTAAACTTTTGAAGAACACGTGTGATGGCTTCGCGAATCCAGACTTAAAGGTGATGGTCTCTAGTCTAATAGACAGTTACGAGTCGGAAGAGGGCATCTCGGCCCTGACTCTACAATGCAGGGAATTATTTGGGGAGACGAATGAAATGCAGCGGGTCATGATCAACACGATGTCTGAAAGGTACGCCTCTTTTACTTGTTTTATTTGTACTGACCGTCTTGTTGACTTATTCATCGACCCTTGCGGCCACGTGGTTTGCTCGCCCTGCTGGGCCAGGTCGGGTGGGCGCTCTACTGCTGGATGTCCTGGGTGTCGCACGCAGGTACGGAACGTGAAGAAGATCTTCACGATGTGACCTGAGCAAGTCGCTAAAAGGTTCCCTCCTGACTTTGGCGCAGTGGTAGCGCATCGGATTGTAGCTCCGCTGGTCGTGTGTTCGAATCACACAAGTCAGACGGGGGGTAGGCTCTCTCATCTTCGGAAAACAGGCCTCGAGGGCGTGCCACCTCGTTAAAAACGGCCGGAAAGGGGATAGAACTGCAGCTATCCCTCGAGGTTGGCCACCTCCTTTCCATTCTGCTCCCATAACTCAGTTGGCCAGAGTGTCAGACACCGTTATTTCGGCTGATATGTTAATCTGAAAGTCGCAGGTTCGACCCCTGCTGGGAGCGTTTTTTTAACTGTTTAGCTCCAGTTAAAAAAATGTCTCATTATCTACCAATGGAGAGAACGTGTTCTAAGTGTGATATATCAAAATCTCTCGATGATTTTCCAACTGATCCGAAATGTTCAGGTGGAAAAAGAGGAACTTGCAAGGAATGTCGCAAACCTTCTATTTGGGTTCCTAAAGAAGACGAAGTAATAATTTGCAGGATTTGTAAAGAAGAAAAACATCATGGTCTGTTTGCAAAAAAAGGGAAAAATAAATCATATGAATGTAAAGAGTGTCTGAACGCACGAGAAAGAGCCGTGCGAGCTGCGGATTCCGATGCATGGAACGCAAAAATGCGTGAAAGATATGAACGTACAAAAGATAATATTAATAAAACGCGGAGATTGAACCTACAGAAGCGTCGAGATGAGGATCCGCATTATAGGCTTATGATGGCTCTTCACTGTCGGTTATACATAGCTGTAAAAGAAAAGACTGGAAAAACTATGGAATTGACAGGTTGTTCCAAGGATGATTTACTAAAACATTTAGAATCAAAATTCTCAGAGGGAATGTCATTTGAAAACTATGGGGAATGGCACATAGACCATATACGTCCGTGCGCTTCTTTCAATCTTGAAGACCCTGAAGAGCAAAAGAAGTGCTTCCACTGGACAAATCTCCAGCCTCTTTGGGCCTTGGACAATATCCGAAAAGGGGACAAATGGGATGGTAAGACTTAAAAGATCTAATGTTTAAGGGCTTAGATGAAGAAGGCAACCATACCTCGTGCTCTTCGTGAGCAGGTATGGCGAACCTGGATAGGAAGAAAGTTTGAACATAAGTGCCTCGTCACGTGGTGTGAGAATATCATATCTGTTTTTGATTTTGAAACCGGTCATAATTTACCCGAGAGCAAGGGCGGGACCCTAAGCATAGACAACCTGCGTCCTATCTGTGCCAAGTGTAACCGCTCGATGGGTGACAGCTATACGATTGATGAATTCTCAAAGATTAGCAAGAGGACGACTCACCTCTGGGATTGTTTTACTTACTGCCCATCAGGGACCGCATCTTCTCCTGGGTCTTCACCTGAAAGAACATGAAGATGAATACGAACCAGGGCAGGGTCCGGAGCTCATTCAGACGCGAGTGGATGTAGCCAGAGACGCCGTCGACCGGAAAAGGAATCTTCTTTATCAGACCGCGGCTCAGAAAGCCTATGACTCCAATCAGACCAAACTGGGCACAAATTTCCAGGAATACACGGAGCTTGGAATGTCCCGGACGCCGAGGCGGGGTGACCTTGTCGAGCAAGGTTGAGAAGAGCCACGCGGCTGCAAAAGTCAGGGCTGACACGTAAGCCACTGCGAGCAAACGCACTGCGTGGAACATCCTACTCTTGACTGCGAAAAAGTTCTGTTAAAAAGGTGGGTACTAGTATTAGTAATGACTGAAATCTTCCGCTTCTACCCAGAGGGGGCTCACCTGTATGTCGAGGTCCTAGGCAACGAGTACCTGAAGAAGCAGCCAAGCAACCCTGTAGAGGCGGAGGAGTTTGCCAAGGGTCTCAAGCCCATCGTCGAAAAGGTTGAGGATTACATTCGTCAGAATAAACTCCGTGAGGTTATGATTCTTAACCTCAAGGGGGTCGGGCTGACGGCCCTCAATCCACAGACGACGACCCAGCTCGTCAACCTCCTGTATACCCTGCGCTCTGACGATGAGGCGTTTCTTGATCGCATCGAGATCCAAAACTCAAACCCAGTCTTTGAGATGTTTTACAAGCAGATCAAGAAGAGCCTACCTGCAGAGCTCGTGAAGCTGGTCACCTTCGTCTAGAGACCAGTGCATGATCACGAGCCTTCGGCTCGGTCTCGGTCACCTAAAACTCCTCACACTCTTCGGCGCCCCCGTCCAAAAAGTCTTGGGGCTCGTCTCCCAGAGTTCGAGGAGGTCCTTATTCTGGGGCTGGCGAAGCACCTCTGGCTCCTTTCCATCCTTGTCTTTCAGGCCCTCTGGAAAGTCTTCAGCCAGGACGATCTGCATTTCGGCCAGCTCTGGAGAGTGCATACAGGCCACTTCCCAGCCGATATCCAGATCGAGACCCTCTGGCTCGACACGAACCCAGTAGTGCTCGCAAATCTCCCCAGGAGTTATTGCGTATCCATGAACTATACGAGACTTGATTCCCTCGGATCCTAGGATCTTCACAAGAATGGCACAATGGTGTACGACCGTTCCTTCAATCTTGTGAATCTTCAGACGTTGAGCCAGGCGCTTGATGTCAACCATTATGAGGTCTGCTCATATTTAAAAACTCGCGATATTACAATGGAGGGTCCATGGAATTTTATCGCTACGGCCCTTTTCATAAACTTTCTATTCGTTCGCGTCGTGACCAAGATTGTTACGAAGCCAACGGGGATTAAGCTTATTGATGATACCCTACTGTATCTGAATACTCAGGATAGCTTTCTGCTCAACTCTTCACTGGTCCTGGCTCTGGTTATATTCCTGGCAGACTACTGGCTCGCTGCTGAGAGCTCGTCCGTGACGGAATCCATGAGTCCTGACGTGTGAGGATGGACCCATCTCGTGATGCGGTTCTCGTAACAGTGTTTCATATGCTTGACAAGGTCCTCGAACCTTGGATGACCCCAGAACATATCCTTGGTGAATAGAAAGTCGTCAAAGCCAATAGGTCCTAGGTCGCACGTGACCTCGAAAGGAGTTCGCACGTACTCCTTGAGACCTCCGTAGTCCGTGATGATCACGGGCTTGCCTCTCTGGGCCGCCTCCACCGCCCCCATTCCGACACCCTCGGAGTGCGAGCAGTTGACGTAGCAGTGCCCATTCTTGTGTATATTCTCCATCTGCTCGTCAGATATAAGGCCGTTTATGATAGTGACCCGCGGGTGGTCAATCTTCACATCCTGAAGACACGTCGCCTTGATGAGGAGGCGCGCATCCGGACAGTGGTCTAGGGCCTGAATAAGAGCCTTGATATTCTTCCGAGGATCGTTCACGTTTCCTATGGTGTAGAAGGTGTAAGGAGCTCCGAGAGCCGACGTCCGTTCCGGTGCGGGGGGTGCGTGCAGATGCAGGATCCTCCAGTCACCTTGGGGAAATTGTTTTTGAAAGACCCTTTGACAAAATTCAGAGGCGACATAGAGTGTCTTGTATCGGTCGACCAGCATCCCGTACGACGGGTGGACCGTCTCTGTCTCGCAGATTGTCATGTAAATCATTTTCTTGCAGAAAATCTTATATTGATCGACTAGGTTCAGTTGATCCTCGAACGGAAGGACAAAGGCGAATCCCGTGTCGTACTGTTCCTTCGGGGGTCTGTGACCCATCTCCACAAAATCACCCCCAGTGAGGGTTGCGTAGCGCTTGGTCACCTGGCCTATACCTGCCAAGAGCCGCGGGCCTATGAAGAGCCACGTCATACGTGTTTCTACGGAGTCGTCTTTAGACCGAAGGTTCGTGATCCGACTCCTACGGAGTCGTCTTGAGACCGAAGGTTCGTGATCCGACTCCTACGGAGTCGTCTTGAGGTCACTCTCCATCATTCTCTTGACGAGTTCAATAAAAGAAATCTTTGGGGACCACCCGAGAATAGCGTGAGCCCGTGCCGGGTTCGAGTGGAGAAAGTCAACCTCCGCAGGTCTGTAAAACTCTGGGTTTATGCTTATGACGAGATTTCCGGCGGCGTCGTGCGCCTCCTCATCCGTGCCTGATCCAGACCAAGTGATCTTCAGGCCGGCGTGTTCTGAGGCCAACTCTATAAACTCGCGAATCGAGTGCGTCTCGCCTGTTCCAACAACAAAGTCTTCTGGCGCGTCCCTTTGAATCATGAGCCACATTGCCTCCACGTAATCCTGTGCGTGGCCCCAGTCCCTGCGTGCATCCAAATTTCCGAGCTCGAGCGCCTTTCCCGTCTTCAGGTAGTCGGCGAGACCTAGGGTAATCTTTCGAGTCACAAACTCTTCTCCGCGGCGCTCGGACTCGTGGTTGAAGAGGATCCCCGTGCACGCATACAACCCATAGGATTCTCTGTAGTTGCGAACTATCCAATACGCATAAACCTTAGCGACTCCATAAGGGCTTCGAGGGTGAAAGGGAGTCTCTTCGCATTGTGGAGGTGGGCTCGCCCCGAACATCTCTGAAGTCCCAGCCTGATAAAACCGAATGCGACTCGCGAATCCGCACTGGCGAATAGCCTCCACCAGACGCAGGGTCCCGAGGGCGTCGACATTGGCCGTGTACTCGGGCTGGTCAAAGGACACCTTGACATGCGACTGGGCCCCAAGATTATACACCTCTAGGCTATCATATTGCTCAAAAGAGTTTATGATGGAATTTATCCGGGCCGTATCAGTGAGATCCCCCTCGACTATGTGAAACTCTGGGTTCGAGAGAAGGTGCGCGAGCCGGCTCCTCTTCTTCTCTGAGCAGTATCGGCACATCCCGTACACGGCGTATCCCTTTTCTAAAAGTAACTCTGCCAAATAAGACCCGTCTTGTCCAGCGACCCCAGTCACAAGAGCCGCCTTCATTCTCTAGACGACTACTCAATTTTTTATGCTCGGCAAGAATAGATGACAATTCTAAATGTTTTTTGCATGACATTGTCCGAATTGTATGGGAACACCCATCTCAAGTGGTTCAGTGAGAACCAGGATAAGTATCACCTAACCATGGGTCTCTTGGCATATATAAGTGTCATATTCTTTCTGATAAGGAGCTTTGCCGGAAAGAGTATGATGTGGACCTGTGTCATGTGGGAGGCGATGATTGTCATAGGAGGTGCGATCGTAGCCTATTTCGTCTTTGGCGAAAAGTTCACCCACTGGGTCCAGTGGCTCGGAATCCTCTTTGCACTCGGGGCGGCCGTCTGTGTCAACTATGAATGTAATACTAAAGACATGGGCTGCTACATATAAAATGGACCCGTTCCACAAGCACATCCTTGAGCGTCTAGATAATCTCGAGGGAGAGCTCAAGGAACTCCGAGACATCACGTGGCCTGTTTGTCAGGCAAAATATGATGACAGAAATCCGTTAAATAATATAAAAGAAAAGAGAAAAGTTCTTCGATGGCTCCACGTGGATGATATCAAGGATCTTTTGCGGCGCAAGGGCCTGCTGATGGGTCTCACAAGAGACCAAGTCGCCGTTGAGTTGAGGGAAATTATGGTTCAGTAAATTCGTATTTTAATTCTATCTTCACTCCTCGCTCTGTTAATTGCGCGGGAGGGAGGACTTTGTGATATTCATGCCAGTATACATCGTTCTTGGCGGGAAATGTGAACCACCGTGGATCTGGTCCGCACTTGTATGGCTGGCCAAATATGATGTGCCAAATATTTTCAAAGAATAATGGAAATTGATTAGAACTTTCATTCATAACCAGATTGTACCAACGGGTCCAATCTTGCTTTGGATATCTCTGGATAGCCTCCCTCGATACTATAAATTGAGCACCAATAGGAATCTCAAGTCGAGAGCCATACGGGGGCTTGTCCTTCTCTTTGAAACCAAATATATTCCAATAAGTGACAATTTTATTCCAGTCTTCGATTTCGTCCAAGAACCAATAAAGTCTGAAAAAATTGTTTAAAGAAATAAAGTCGTGTATTTCTCTCTCGGCTCCTTCAATAACCGCAAGCAGGGGGCGCCCATGACACTGGTGGTACGAGTCTTCGTGGCCGTGTATAAAGGCGACGTGATCGGGCAAGGTGTCGTAATTTTCAAGAATGTACTTCATGTAAACAGAAACTTCTTGACCTTTATTGGGTATGACGTATTTTGGTACAAAAGGACTTGGGTCGGCTCCCTCTTTGTCTATGAGGTTTACTGGCCACGGAGACTCAAGGAGCCACGTGAGATCCTCTTTGTAGTGACTCGTGACTATTTCGAGAGTCATATACTAAATTAAGTTCAATCTTTTAAGTACTTCATTGGAACCTGGTAGAGGGACATTCGCCGGCCTAGGCACGAGCTTCATCTTTCCGTCTGTGTGGGTCCCAGACTCGATCCAGGCCTCGAACATCTCGGGTGTTTCGTTGAAGCGCTGGATGTCGCGGCCATGGGCGTAGGTCTGGTGCTTGTTCCACACATGCATCGCCGTTCCGAAACTGCTTAGGTGCCATCCAGACTCTTTGAAATTTGGAAACTTCCAGCGATTGTCCCGAAGATAATTCGGACCCACGCGCTTGAAGATTTCACAGTTTGTTATGACTGTGCCGAACCACGGCTCACCAGTAAATAGGTGTTTGAGAGAGTACTCAAACATCCACATATGGACTGAAGTCACAATATGGGGCAAGTGTTCATAAGGAATCTTGGTCATGTCCGGGATTTCATCCACATCACTCACCATGACAATGGCAGTGGGCGGGACCCCGTCAAGACCTCTCAGAATGCACTCGCGCTGGTGCTTTTCTCGTACCCACGGGTCGTACTCTTTCGGAGACTCCGCGGCTGTAACAATCACATGCTCAATCTTGTGCACCCACTTTTCGAAACGCTTCTTGTTCCTCTGGAAAAAGAGCTCCTTCTGAGTTCCTACATGGTTCAGCTCAGACTCGACCAACACGAATCGGTCTACATACTCGTCAAGTAGGGTCAGCCTAAGTTCAAGGACATCAAGCTCGTTATAAAACATAAAAGTGTCTACGAGCATTTGATATTTTTCATTTGTAACCCTTAAGCGAGCGCAGGTTGAAAATAGGGGCGTCTGAAGTATGCAAATTTGGACAATTTTTAATGAAGAATCTATTCTCAAAGTTGACGAAACCGTTGTAAATAACCTTGAATTGAATATTCCCCGGAAACTGTGACAGTGACATTATAATGTTATAAGGGAACAAGTCTCCGGGTTGGATGACGAATATTCTGTCATTTTTTGCTTTGTTGATATCAGAAATAACTTCATCGTCGTCAGTCAAGAGCATCTGAATAAGCTTTGAATTTATAGGATCATTTACAATGAACGACACTGGCTTGTCGTTCGGAATCATGAAATCGATATCAAGCTCGGGAACGTCTGGCCTGCATTTTCGTTCGAGAGGTCCAGGGAGCGCGTCTGTGTTCGGAGCAGCCCCTGGGGCGAGATCCTTTCTCACATAAACACACTCGAGATATCGAGGCATGCGATGGACCCTGTCAATATATACATATGGCTGGTTATGGCAGTTTGTCCCGTGGAGATTTACTAAATAAAAATTTTTATTTATTTTTTCAATAATCCTAGAATTATCCGTCTCCAAGTCGTGAATCTCAATTATGAGCTGCGTCACGCGAGACAAGTCTGCAGTGTCCAGAACATCCCACTCGGCTCCCTCGACGTCAATCTTGAGAATATATTCGGCGTCATTGGGGACGTATTTCGATACGTGAGTCGCAAGTGAATATAGAGGCGCCTCATCTTTTGCGCTTATACCCTCTGGGATATATGTAACATTCGGCCCCATCTCAGGAATTTTAGTAATGGTATGATCAAATACGTGCGCATGTATACCCCATGACGCCGTCACTTGATTCTCGAACACCACATCCCGTCCCACACCATAGCCGAGCATGTGCTTTGCACCCAAAGGGGAGTCGATGATTACATATCCTCCGTCATCATCCGGGCCATATCTCTTTTTCACAAAACCTGGGACGTTCCAGACGCGGAACATTTCATTAAAAGTTTATTTTAGTTTTAACTAATTCTCTTTCATTTTTAAACTTTTCAATCCTCTCTTTCCCTGTATGGTCGGATGACATGAACCGCCAGTACATTTCCTGCATGGCCCGCCGTGTTTCCACGTGATGAATACCAGCAAAATGGACGCAGAAATCTCCCGGAATCCAGTGGACTCCAGGGTCGACTCGGTAGTCGAAGGCGTTCATGATGTTGATGTGTTTGTGAGGAATCATGACAAAAGAATTTTTATATTTTTCAGTTTTCATAAACTCATCCATCGCAGACTGCTCGTGGAACAGCACGTGGGCATACTCCTTCTTGGTCCACACATCTTTCAGGAAATCAAAGGCGAGCGGGCAGTTCCGTATAATAAAGACGCCATTATTGAGTCCCTGAAAGTCCCGACCGACAAGAAGCATCTCGTCTCCTAGGATTTCAATAAATTCTTCAAACTTTCTCTCCTGATTTGTGATGAGGACATCGCCATCCATCCACACGAGGTAGTCGTGGGCCGAGAGATACTTTTGGAGCAAGGGAATCTTGGACCACATGGGCGCGCGCGAAGGGTCCCAAATAGACTCGTCAGTGATGCGCTCGTATCCGTGACGGGCCGCATGCATCTCCTGACTTTTCGTGCAGAGACTCACCTGCTTTTTGTAGTCGTCTCCAATAGTCAAAGAGCATACAGCAAACTTCATCTCCTCCTAAAAAACTTCTGTGCTTTAATTAGATGTCGTTCTCCGAGACGATAGTGCCTTCAGGGACGGTCCTCTACAAGGGACTTCCGGTGAGTTGCGACGTTCTCCTCAAGGATCTCCGAGCCTTTTACCTCACAGACCGCCCAGAGCAAGCGCGCCAATACGGCAACGTCTGCAGTTACCGCGTCAAGAAGACCCTTCGTCTTTTCAACATGACCCATGACAATATTCGAACGCTCTTGCGTGGGCCAGACCTCGACTTTCGGACCAAGCGCCGGCTGCAGCTCGCGTTTGGCACAAACACCACCCTGTCCGTGCAAATCCGCAAGCTCTCCAAGCACGCTGACCCGAAAAACCTACCGAAAGGTGCGAAAGGTCGCGGCGAGCGCGCCTCCTGGACCGAACTCAACCGCATTCTTGATATGTATTTTTCCAGAGAGTTTTTGACAAAGTATGGGTACGATGGATACTACGCGGCCAACAAGCGCTCCGTCTTTCACGAGGGCCACTTTAACTCTGAAATTATGTTGACAAATGCGTATCAGAAGATTGAGAGGGCGCACGACCGCCTCCCGGTTGCATCCAAGCGGGTCCTCCTTTTCCCACAAACAATTTCTAGACTTTTTTTGGAATATTCCAAGAGGCACCGCGGTCTCCTGAAAACTTCAAAAGAATTTACTGTATTTTGTACGGGCGGGCAAGCTGTCAACCTCCTGCTCAGGGGCCTCAAACGCCGGATTCCCAAGCTGATCCGTGGGACGACCGACTTTGACATGAGTTTTGCAGTATCCGAGCCCATCAAGACGATGGCGGCTCTCAAGCGCAAGTCCGAGGCGATGCGCAAGTTTATGCTCGCTCACGTCGAGGGATTTGTAAAATTCATTAATAGAAATTACAAGGGAGCCAGGGCAACCTTCCGCCTGAACCGTCTCGGCCAAGGGACGATAGCCCCGCGCCTTCAGGTTCCCGCGACAAAGCGCCGCACCTATCTCGTACACAACTGGCAGATTGTGATGGGCCGTCACGCGGTCGACTTGGCAGACGCGGCACTCGCACTGTACCCAGGGGCTTCGCGCAAGTGGCTCAGCAAGCGATTCTCGGGAGAGACTGGTATTCCGATCCAGCAACTCAAGTATCAGTTTATAGATACCCTGGCGATACTGTCGGGGTCCTTTGTCCACAAGGGGGTCGTAAAGCAACGCAACCCACTGACTGGTAAAAAGATTGAAAAAGGTCAGAAGAATGCAGCACGTGTAAATCAGATGTCTCGAGTTATAGCCAGTCATGCAAAAAATTATAAAAATATTATTCCGGCGACCCTCAAGGCCAGGGCCCTGCTGAACAAGATTCGAACAGGACATCTTCCTGGTGCAGAGGCGCGTGCGCGTTCGGCGAACCGAATCCTCAAAAACTTGAGTTCTGTGTCCAAGGGCTAGGAGCCGATGGACCTCTAGATCACAAAACAAAAAAGACTCCCTCGAGATGGCTTCCATCGATCCCGCCCTGCAGGCCTTCATCGAGAAGTCTGGTTCTGTTCCCAAGGCTACCTTTGCCAAGCCTCCCAAGAGCAAGAAGTCAAAGAAGGTCGAGGACTCTGAGCCAGAGACTCTACCAACAAACACACAGATGGCTGCCTCGGTCTTTGCTCTTGCCTGCGATGCCCTGGTTCACGAGCGCGACCGCGTCTTCCTTCTCAAGGTGGCTGAGGACTACAAGATTCCCTTTGAGGAGCTCGAGGCCAAGTACCTGGTGACGGCTGGTGAGGCTATCAAGGTGCCAAAGGTCCGCAAGGCCAAGGTGACTGTCGAGGGGGCCAACAAGTGCCAGGCCCAGACGGCCAAGAAGGGCCCCTGCAGCTTCAGCGCCCTCAAGGGTGAGTGCTTCTGCAAGCGCCACCTGGCTCAGCAAAACGCCGAGCCCAAAGCCGCCAAGCTGGCCAAGGAGCCCAAGGTCAAGGTGGCCAAGCCTGTCAAGGTTGAGCCGACCCACACGCACGAGCCGAGCGAGACCCGGGTCGAGGACTGCGAGCTGTGCGAGTCCCACGGCTCTGCTCTGGCTCAGGAGGAGGACTTTGAGATTGTGATGCCTGAGGACGAGCTCCCGCCAGCGGTCAGCTCCGCCCAGGCTGAGGAGGATATGCTGGCCGCGTCCGACGGCGAGTACGATGATGAGTAGAGTGTAAAGAAAACAAGCTTTTATAACTAAGATGAACCGTCCCCTTGTCTCAAAACCCTGGCGCCCCCCTGCAGATTACAAGATAGGAGCTGCTGCGATGCCTCTAGAGAGGCGCGATGCGTATATAGCAAAATGCGAAAACTGGATCGCCCAGAACCCAGAACCCCTGCCTGTCCTCTTGTCCAAAGAGGACCTTGTGCTAATTCTCCGTCAGGTTCCTCATCGTCCGAAAAAGCACGAGTTATGGCGGGCTCCTATAGAATATAGGCTGATGGCTGCTCGCATGGCACCTGGTCGCAGAGAGGCTTACATCGCCCGGTGTGAAGAGTGGTTCGAGAGTAACAAGCCTCGGCCCGTACCTCCTCCACCCCAAAAGCCTCCTTGTCCAGTGAATTCAGAACTCTTCCAGAAAGCCTTCAAGAAATATGGAGCCGTCATACCCATCCCCGAACTCATCAAGGCGGGCTATACCAAGGATCATATCGCCAAGGTGGTTGCTCATCGCAAGTGGTACAGGGATCACGCGGCCGACCTGGACAAAGAGATTGAGAGACGATGGCCCGGAGGGAAAGTGAAACCTAAGAAGGTTATCAAGGCTGTAAATAAACGAATGCCTGTAGTAAATATAAATGGCTGAAAAAAAGATGAGCTGGGCAGACATGGCCGATGAGGATGATGCTGAAGCTGCTCGACTGGCCAATACGCCCAAGTGGATTCCTCCCCACGCGCGCCAGATGATCGATGCTTCCAAGCAGAAGCTCAAGAATCTCTTTTCTAAAGAAAAGACCCGCAAGTAAAATAAGATGAGCTGCGACGTGTGTACTGAAAAATTCAACAAGTCGAGTAGGGCCAAGGTGACGTGCCCGTGGTGTCCATTCAATCAGTGTGCGACATGTGCCGAGACGTATATCCTCGGGCATTCATCGGACCCTCATTGTATGAACTGTAAAAAGGGGTGGTCTCGTGAGACACTCCATGATAACTTTTCAAATAAATTTTTAAACAACACCTTGAAGGCTCGGAGGGAGGCTCTGTTGTTTGAGCGCGAGCGGAGTCTCATGCCAGAGACACAGCCCTATGTAGAGTCGGAGATCAAGGTGCGTTTTCACGGGAAGAAGATTGAGGAAATTAACAAAAAGATTGATATTATCCAAAAAGAGGCGGCGGCTATTTACGCCCTTCCGCTCGGGCCGCTTGCTGTTGAACACGGTCTCACGAACGATCTAGAGGCTGAGATTATTCGGCATGGCCTCGTGATTGAAAAGACCAAGATCAGGAGGTCCTACGAGTGCGACGTCGGTCATCACGTGTTTGCCCAAGGATGTTGGGCGAACGGAGGCTTGAGGATAGCTCAGCAGACCAAGCGCCAGTTTGTTCGGGCTTGTCCAGCTGCTGACTGTTCTGGATTTCTCAGTACAGCCTGGAAGTGTGGGCTGTGCGAAATCTGGGCCTGTCCCGACTGTCACGAGATCAAGGGTCTGGACCGAGACGCGGCTCATACGTGCGACCCGGCCAACATCGCCACGGCTCAGCTCATGGCGAAGGACTCGCGCAACTGCCCAAAGTGTGCCGCGGCCATCTTCAAGATTGACGGGTGTGACCAGATGTGGTGCACTCAGTGTCACACCGCCTTTTCGTGGCGCACGGGTCATATTGAGACGCACCGAGTCCATAACCCGCACTACTACGACTGGATGCGAGCGAATGGGGGGTTACCGCGAGAGCCTGGAGACGCGCCGTGTGGAGGACTTCCGAGTGTCGAACAGCTCCGAACACTTCTTGGATCATATTACGCAGGTCACGGCCGTGGGCAGGCTTATGCGCCACCAACGCAGACGCCAACTCAGAAGCACCTATGGAGCATTCATAGGAATCACACTCACATCCAGTGGGTCGTCCAAGGTCGGTACCTTGCTGACGACCATGCGGCCGGCAACAGAGACTTGCGTATCAAGTTTATGCTCAAGGATTTCACAGAGGAAGTTTTCAAGAAAAAGCTTCAACAGCGTGAAAAGAAGCGGGAAAAGAATGAGGCGATCCGTCAGGTCCTCGACATGTATCAGACCGTGACAATCGACCTCTTCCGGGCCCTCTTGGTTGACAGAAACTGCGACGCGACCCTGCAAGCCTTCACGAACCTGAAGGATCACTCGAACGAGTGCTTCAAGAAAATATCGAAACGGTTCACAAAATGCGCCACCCCGACGATTGGCGAAGATTTTGGTTGTCATTAGTAATGAGTGCGCCACTCCAGACGCACGGAACCTGCTGGTTCTACACCATCCTGAACGGCTTCATACTCAGTGATGCAGGGAAGGCTATCCTCTACAAGCGAATGACTGAGTTTTTCAACGGGCTGAACCAGGGTGAACGCGAGGCTTTTCTTCGGCCGAGCGGTATGGGCTGCCCCGCCAAGCACCGCACCTTTAGTCAACTTCATTTCTGGAAATTTATTGATCAATATATCTGTCAGTACCGACGCAACCGTCAGGTCCCCCTGCAGGCCAAGACCAGCCCAGAGCTCCTCAGGACTATAAACAAATGGAACAATAACAATTCTTTTAGAAACTCCTTTGGGTCCGGTGGAGCCTTTACGCACCAGGAGGTGTTTTCAGTCCTGCGGAGTATCGGGCTTGGTGATAAATATCAAAAAGAGAAGGGCCAACTAAAGAATGAAGGAGGTACTATCCCTCCCGACAAGCAATTTATTATTTTGGGAGAACGTTACAGTCCATATAAAGTACCCAAGGTTCTGCGGAGATCTGGCTTTAAGTTTAGCCTGAGTCACTGTGCATTCTCTGTCACGGTACACGAGCCTCATGCGGTCACCGGATTCGTCTCAGGAGGTCACGGATATTTGTACGATTCGAACCAGCAAAGGAAGTATGCCTGCCAGTGGTGGGATCCGAAGAGCCTTGCGCTCGGTATGAGGAGACTCGCCCAGTTCTATCCAGATAGAAAGGCGAATATGAATATATCTTTTGATTATATAGTGTGGACGAAGGATGCGTTCGTCTCGCGCGTCCATATGACGTGCAAGGCGGCTGCGAACACCATGGCGAACGTGCCGCTCGAGCGCCTCGGGAGCATACTCCGGGCAAGCCCGCGAACCGTCCTTCAGCGCGTGGCAGAAGGCAAGCTCGCCCCGGCCCGTGCGCGCCGTATTCTTGTGAACGAGAGAAACACTCTCAATCTTGAGGTGGCCAAGATGCTCGTGTCTTCGAACATTCGCATGGGACAGAACGTCATCAACAAGATGCCTCCCTCCAACCGCAAGAAACTTTCGAATTATATAACAAGTTATCAGAGATACAAAAGGGCCAAAGAGCGCGTGAACCGGGCCGGAGGGATGTATGCACGGCGCGCCTTGCTTGCAGTGTACCGCCCAGTCCTTGACGAGAATCATTACAAACAATTACAAAATTTTGTTTCTAGTCTCAACAATGTCCTCCTCACGAGTGGGACAAAGCGCAAGTCCCCTTCCCCAAAAAATAATTCCTAAAAGTAGTATGAGTTGTGGAGACGGTGCGCTTCAGACCCGAGGGACCTGCTGGTTCTTCAGTATAATAAACGGGTTTCTTCTGTCGGACGCAGGTCAGAAGATACTCTTCGATCACTTGGAAAAGTTTTACAAAGGACTTGATGGGGCTGAAAAGGCTTACTTTGATGATGGCATAGACGCCCCGTGTCCCCTCAGGGCTGACATTATCAAAACAAAAAGAATTTATTTTTATAAATTTTTGGATCAGTACCTGTGCTTCCGGTCAGGACCTCGCTCAGTATCGGCCAAGATGGGCAAGTCGGGCAACATCCTCGGGGGTGCGAGCCTGGCTGGAACCATCGCCAAAGCGCACGCCGGCGGGCAGGGTGGGTTTCCACAGGACGAGCTCCCTAAGATTCTCAAGCACTTGGGAATTACAGACTATCTCATGTCAAATCATTTTGCACATGTTCCAGCCGCAGATGCTCGGAAGCGGCCTCATTTCTTTGTAGCGGTGGCTTCCAAGTCGGCACGTGTGGATCGCGTCCCATATTTCAGACCCAAGACGTACTCGAAGATGTGCTGTTCGATTACGATCGGGAACTCGAACGCCTCAAACGCACAGCAGCACAAGTGGCACGCGATCACGGGCTATGTGTGCAACGGGAAGGGATACCTCTTCGACTCAAATCAGCGCAAGCAGTTTCCATGCGACTGGTGGGTCTGGAAAGATCTCGAGAAGGTGGTCTATGGAGAGGTTGCCCGGTTCTATGACTTTTTCGCGGGCGGGCAGATTACTTACATGGGCTACAATTTCATCATCTTTTCTAGGAATGATTACATCGAGTCCATCAAGCCCGTGTGCCGCCTCAAGTACAAGAAGACCAAGACTCCGTGGGAACGTTCTAATTCAATAAACCTTTCTCCTAATCTTTATAATCCGGCCCAGATTGCGGCTCTAAAGAGGGCCCGAGCTCGAAATGCGACCGCTCCAGTTCTCAATAAGAACTTTTATAATTCCTTACTTGAAACTGCAAAGAATCGTGAAAGTGCAATGCAAACCATTAAAAATATGAAAATTTCAGGATATAAAATTAATAAGACTGCACAATATGAGTTTTTACTAAAACTTTCAAAAAAGTTTAATAAGCCGTCGGAGAATGTATTTCAACAAGCAAAGAATCACATGTCACTTGCGACAACCAAAACACAGAGGGTGATTTATTATTCACTTTTCTGGAAAAAGGTTCCCATGCATGAGCGCAAGGTTCTTATGCATTTCAGAAACACTGGAGAATGGCTCGCACGGAACTATTACAAAAAGAGTTCTCCTTTAGTAAAGCCTCCGATCAAGCGCAAGCCCAAGGTCAAGAGCCCCGCGACCGAGCGGCGCAAGAAGGTTGAATCAAACTTCAAAACCTACTGGGGAGCTCTGACGGCGAATAATCGCAAGACTGTTCGGAACTACATAGCGACCCAGAAGTCTCCGAGTCCCATGCCGAGTGCGAACCACGAGGTCTGGAACAAGTATTCAAATGCCCTCAAGAATATAAACGCTCTCAAGACGGCCAAGGCCCGTGCAGAGTGGCTCAAGGCGAAGAAGCGCAACTTTAAAAAGGAAGAGCTCACGAGCCTGCGGAACTATGTCAAGGGGAGAAATCAGGCAAATAAGAACCGCCGTGCTCTTAAAAAACAAAAGGCCTAGATAGTAAATGAAAGTATTCACCGATGGAGCGTGCTCCTGTAACGGAATGAAGGGATCGCGTGGCTCATGGGCCGCAGTGTTTCCCGAACACCCGGAACTGGACTGTTCAGGACTTTTAGAAGGTTCTGAACAGACCAATAATCGCGCCGAGTTTACAGCCGCCATCAAGGCGCTTGAAGCAACCTCCGAAAACCTGGAGATTATGACGGATAGTAATCTTTTGGTCAATGTGGCCAGGCCAAGGCGAACCTTGACCTCGTGGCTCGACTCAGAGCTCTGCTGGTTGGACGGGACGTCACATGGACGCACGTCCGTGCTCACACGAGGGCTACAGATCACAACTCGACATGGAACCGCGAGGCTGACAAGAGGGCTGTCTGCGTCTTAGAGCCGAGGGCCTCTGAGTAATAAAATGCAGATCTTCGTCAAGACTCTGACGGGCAAGACGATCACACTCGAGGTAGAGTCGAGTGATACTATTGAGAATGTAAAGGCCAAGATTCAAGACAAAGAAGGAATTCCTCCCGACCAACAGCGCCTCATCTTTGCGGGCAAGCAGCTCGAGGATGGCCGAACTCTCGCAGATTTTAATATCCAGAAGGAGTCGTGCATCCACCTCGTTTTGAGGTTGCGAGGAGGCTAAGACCCTTCGCTCACTCCAGGTGAAGGCGTCCGACCGAGGGTATCGAGTCGAAGTGCGTTCCAGAGCGACTTTCCGCGCGCATCCGACTCGAACGAGGAACGCGCGGGCGTGCTCGGCGGTGATGTCCTGAATCCAAACATATTCTTCTTTACAGAAGGTTCTTCCATATTTATAGTCACATGGTTGTCCAATTCTATTTCTATAGGATTGGCGTTTTCAACAGCCGCATTAAATTCACCAAAACATTCTTGAATAAAAGTTTTCCCATCCGTCTGGCGCTGGGGCGCATCGATACTGAGTTCCTTGGAAATCTTCAGGGCCAGACGTTTCATAAGCATAGAGGACTGCATCGCCTTGGTCTGCTTCTCGCTAATTTTAAGATAAAGCTGTATCGAGCCGAGGACTCCCGTTCCGGCAGAGAGTATGGCGTTCAACACACTCACGTACTTTTGTTCGACAAAGGAGGTGAGGCCGACGGCCGTGAGACCGTTGATGGCTGATATGACGAGGATAGGTATGTTGTAGCGACGGGCCGATGTGCTATAGGTCGTGTACTCCTCCGTAAAGTGCTTCTGGTACGCGTTACACTGTTTCTCCAGTTTTGTCAGGAATATCTCCTCCCGAGGAAACCACTCCTTGGCGAGCATCCTTACTAAGGTCTGAGAAAAAACGCACCTCGACCTCACCAGAGACGGCGGGGAAGTTGATCAAGAGAGCGCTTGGAATTCCAGTCAGGCGCATGTAGTTCTTGGCCTGATTCTCAAATTCATCCTTAAGTTTTGTGGTTGATTTTAACTCGACAATAATCCGGCCATCGATGACGAGGTCGGCTCGCAAGTTTCCCACGTTGTGGCCCTCGTAGGTGATGGGCAAGATGCGCTCAGTCTCGTAGGGGATGCCTCTGAGTCGCAGTTCAACCTCAAAGGAGTTGTGATAGACGCGTTCGCTAAAACCGGGTCCTAGGGTTTCCCAAATGCGTGCAGCCATGATTTTAAGATCACGAGCCAGCGGATCCATGTTGTGTGTCCTAGGGTCTTAGGATCCAGGACCTCTAAGTCACGAAAGCAAAATGTCTGTCCTGTCGATCCTGAAGCGCCTTGAGTCTACCGCGAGCCGTCTCGAGAAGGAGGCTATCCTTGAAAAGCACGAGTCGAACGGGACTCTCAAGGAGGCCTTTCGTCTGGCGCTCGACCCGAGCATCAACTTTTACATTAAAAAGATTCCAGATGTTTCTGAAAATAACCAAAAAATATCGCTCGCGACAGCCCTCGGCGATCTCGTGAAGGATATCGCGTCTCGCAAGGTGACGGGCAGTCTGGCCAAGGAGTGCGTCTCGGTCCTCCTGGGTTCGCTGACTCTTGAAGACCGCGAGGTTCTCAAGCTGGTCATTGGCCGAAACCTCCGGTGCGGGGTCAGCGAGTCGACGGTCGAGAAAATCTGGCCGGACCTGCGCCTCTCGTATCCGTGCCAACTGGTCAGCCCTATGAATGGGTCGACCAAGCTCAAGTTTCCTATGATGGCCCAGACCAAGATGGACGGTATGCGGTTCAATGCGATCGTGGAGAATGGCGCGGTCTCGTACCGTTCGCGAAACGGCAAGGAGCTCGATCTGTTCGAGGCTCTTGACGAGGACTTTCTGACTATGGCTGATGGCGCGGACCTCGTGTTCGATGGGGAGCTTCTAGTCTCTGGGCCGCAGGGCAAGGTGCTTGACCGCAAGACGGGCAATGGTCTACTGACCAAGTTCCAGAAGGGTACGGGGACTGAGGAGGTTTCCAAGCGTATCCGGGCGGTTGTGTGGGACAGGATCCCACTGACGGACTTTCGCCGCGGCTCGTGCAAGATGCCGTGCTATGCCCGCTGGACCCTGCTGAACGGGCTAAGGACCAAGGGTATCCGGGTCGCCCAGACGACGATGATCAACAGCTTGGCGACGGCACAGGCTCTGTATCAAGAAAAGTTGGCCGAGGGTGAGGAGGGTCTGATCCTCAAGGACCCCGAGGGTCCGTGGGAGGACAAGAGGGTCAAGCATCAGGTCAAGATGAAGGCTGAGCTAGAGGCGGACCTGCTGTGCACGGGGACGACGGCCGGCACTGGTAAGTACACTGGGATGATTGGGGCCCTGGAGGTTCGGTCTGCAGATGGGGCTGTGAAGTGTTCGGTCGGGACGGGTCTGAGCGACGAGGAGAGGCGCTCGGACCCGAGTGAGTTTGTGGGCAAGGTGCTGGCGGTCAAGTACAACGCGCTCATCACCGACAAGAAGACCAAGGCCAAGAGCCTCTTTCTGCCCGTCTTTGTGGAGATTCGACTAGATAAGGATAAGGCTGACACTTTGTAATAATGATAGACATTCGAACTATTGATATCGTGTATCTTCACGGCCCGCATCGTCCCGAGCGCCGCGAACACATGGAAAAGATGCTAAAAGAGTCTGGTCTTCAAGGGGAGTGCCACGTAGGCTATTGCGACAAGGGAAAGCACAGTGGCGTGCTTGGTCTTATAGAGTTGTTCAAAAAGCGACTAGAGGGTGAGTTTAGGCCCTTTATATGTCTAGAGGATGATTGTAACACGACGCCGTGGTTCCGTCACGTTATAGACGTCCCTGAAGGTGCGGACGGTGTGTATCTGGGAATCAGTAAGTGGAGTATGCACCCTCAGTTTGTCAAGGCCGTCATGGCGTATCAAGGGGGTCCTCTCGACCAGTACCCAGAGGTTGTTCGGCTTGTGAATATGCTTTCAAATCACGCGGTTCTTTTCCTCACGAGGCGCTGGGCCGAGGCGTGTCTTGCAGCCTATCGGAAGACATCCGCATGGGAATCTCCCGACTATGATATAATTCAATCAAGGATCATGTCCTCTTACAATGTGTACGCTCTCAAGAGCCCTGTATTCTACCAGTGTCAGGAAATGGGAGGTCAAGAAGAGCCGACGTTGTTTAGATTGGGATAGGGCCAGTTCCACAGGTGCTTTACAATTTCAGAGCATCGAAGATAGTCCTCGAGGCTCTTGCGGTCGCTGCTAAGTGCGGGACCTACATTGTCTTCTATGAGAGTGCAGATGCTCGACCAGTCATCTTTTAACCGCCCAATCTGATCCCAGCACACCAAAAACTTGGGTATTTTCTTAAAGTCGTAGAAGCGTGATACGATATAGTCGTCACTTAGATACATAGTGGCATCGCCCCCTTTCTCGAGAGGGGGCACGTTCGGAAAATCATATAAAGATGAGAGTTTAGTCATTGTTCCAAATCCTTGTTGCAGAATTTCCGCCCGTCTTCCGTGCCCCATCAAGATGTGATATTCCATCGGATTATTCCCTTCTTCTTGTACTTTCTCAGGATACTGAAGACCCGAGTATCCCACGACTCCACCGAACTTCTTGTGGCCCTCGAGGAGGCCCGCGATGAATAGAGGCGAGTAGATAATGTCATCATCAATAGTTACAACGAGCGTTTCGGGGTCCTTCTCGATCGCAAGGATAGGCAATATCTTGTTAAGACAGCACCTATCGTGTTCGAGCTGGATAATAGTTACTCCTATGGCGTCGAGAACAGGTTTGAGCCAGGGCTCGAGTTTTTCTTTGAACCTCGCGTATTCATTAGGGATATTAATATACATAGCATCGGGCTTGACGTTTCCTCTCTGTACGCTCATAATTGCCCTTATGACTGCCACTTCTCGAGTGGGAATTACAGTCATGGTCGTTACTATCCGAACCATTTAAAGTTAATCTAACTTTACCTTTAAATGATTGTCATCGTGCCTTGTGGAGGTCTAGGTAACCTCCTGTTTCAGCACGCAGCCGCCTGGTCTTTCGCCAGGGAACAGGGACAGGAACTCGGGGCTATAGGATGGTACCCTCACCCCAATATTCCAGACTATCCATTATATAAAAAGTTTGGTGAATTTTCAGATCTTTTTAAACATGTAAAGATGGTTTCAGAAGCACGGGGTGCTGAATGGAGCGAGCCCCGTTTTACGTACATACAAATACCCCGTGACGCCCGTGTATTGAATGGGTACTATCAGTCATGGAAATATTTCGACAAGTACAGAATTGAACTCAGAGACCTCCTGCGTTCAAATGTGCCAGAACTATGGGCCGATCAAAAGACTCGCTTTTCAGGAGGAGTTTGTGTCCACGTCAGGTGGGGCGGGGATGGCCGGAAGCTCTTCGCCGTCAACCAGACTGTCCTCCCCAAGGAGTACTATCTTGAAGCCATGAAACTTTTTCCAAACAATAAATTTTTATTGTTTTGTGAGGAACCAGACCTGGTCGCCGACCTAACAGGGCCGAATGTGGAGGTCATTCATGAGCCCGACCCGGTCAAGACCCTTTTTTTGATGTCTCTCTGTGAACACTTTATCATTGCAAACTCTACCCTGTCTCTGTATGCCTACTACATGCGCGAAAATGCGGATGCCCGACTTGTCGCCCCTCGTGCATGGTTTGCGCCCGGACGCGGTCCTGCTTACGACATCAATGATTTAATAAAACCAGGTCCGAATGTCGAGTTGATGTCTTGAGTCGTGACGAACTGGTTATTACCTATGTAGAGCCCAAACTTGTGGACTATGTCGGCGTTTGGTGCGTAGGTGTTCCTCCACTTGGTGAGAAACGGCTGGCGGAGAAGATTTCCAGCAACCACTGGGCGGTACTCGACCTCGTGGGCATCAAAGTATTTTTTGAGTTTTTCATAAATCTCCTTGTTCCTACAGATGAATGGAAATACGAAACTACTGTTTGATTCGGTATACTCGGGCAGATGAAAGTACTCGCCCAGTTCTTTCATATTCTCGCAAAAAACTTTATAATTATTTTTTCTAATTTCTATGAACGAGTCGAGCTTGGGGAGTTGGCCCAGTCCGAGGACGGCACCGAGCTCTGTGTTTCTAAAGTTGAAGCCGTCTGTCATGAATAGAAACTTGCTATTGATGTCTGGATACTTTTCACTCGCCGCCTTGAAGTACTCGGGTGACATTTCACGTGCGAGACCGTGGCTCCGTTTTAGCCTCATAAGTTCGTACAGTTCGCGGTTGTTCGTCGATACCATCCCTCCTTCGATGGTCGTCATGTGATGGCCGAAATAGAAACTAAAGGTGGAGCCCATGGAAGAATCGGCCCCGCGGCGTTTACCATCTGGGCCGGTCACACCGTGCGACTCGCATATGTCTTCGATAAATATGGCCCCTGGATAGAGTTCTTTGAGTCTTTCCATAGGGGCGTCGAGTCCGAGGAGATGCGTAACGAAAACTATCTTGATAGACGGATCTGGCTTGAGTTTATCAGTATCGAAGCTGAAGTGTCTCAGAGAAATGTCGGCAAAGACGGGCTCTAGGCCGAGCTGAATGATGGGGCTCACGTTTGTGACCCAAGTGTTTGTGGGTAGGAGGACCCGCGAGCCGTCCGGCACCTTGAAGAGCTCCTTTACGGCCGCGACGAGGAGGAGATTCGCCGTGCTCCCGGATGACACATAGAGTGAGTGCTTACACCCGAGCCACTTGGACCAGGCCTCCTCAAAGTCGCGCACCTTTTGCCCATTCGTGTACTGCCCAGTCTCTAGTATAAATTTTATAAGTTTTAGTTTGTCCCATAGGGTCAGGGCATCCTTCATAAGAGGCCACTTCATTATACACGTTGTCTACTAATTCTTTAGTTAAAAGAATATCGGACTTTTCAGGCAATGAAGGTGCTTGTTACGGGAGGTTCTGGTCTGTGCGGGAAGGCGCTCCAGAGGATCCGCCCCGACTGGATCTATGTTGACTCCAAGACATATGGGTCACTAACTAAGCTGGAAAATGTTCAGAAGATGTTTGCAGACACGAAACCAGATGTCGTAATTCACTTGGCGGCAAATGTTGGAGGGATTCTAAAAAATATAAATAATCAGATGGCGATGTACGAGGATAATATACTTATGAATACTTTTGTTCTAGGCGAGGCGGCCCGTTCAGGAGTATCGAAAATTGTTAATATTCTTTCGACGTGTATTTTTCCAGATGATCCGACTCTCGAGCTGACTCCCGCTGTTATCGACTCCGGTCCTCCCCACCCGACCAATGCAGGCTACGCATACGCCAAAAGAATGTCTTATTTTCACTCACAAATTCTGCCAATAAAGGTGGTAAACCTCATCCCTACAAATCTTTACGGCCCTCATGACAACTTTTCTCTCGAGACGAGCCACGTTATACCAGCCCTCATAAACAAGGCTTCAAAAGGTGAACTGAAGGTTATGGGCACAGGCAAGGCGCTTCGACAATTTCTACACGTTGACGACTTTGCTAGAATTATTACTTGGGCTACCGAAGAGGTGGACTCGGCCCCCAAAGGTATAATATGCGCACCCAATGAGGAGTGCTCTATCAAAACTCTGGCGGAAATTGTTGGAAGGGCTTATGGTCTCGAGCCCGTGTTCGTAGCCGGCCCTGATGGACAGTTGCGCAAGTATGCAATACCTGGAGAATGTCCCGCTCCTCGTATTGGTTTGGAAGAGGGTATATTATCCGTTATTAAGTGGTTTAACGGACAAGTCAACATATGAAGTGTTTTTTAGCACATCTTTCTATATTGACTTCTGGAATGGCGTACTCAATAGCCCTTTTGTAGTTTTCTTCTATAACATCAGAAAACTTCGAGTAGTATTCTGGTGTCAGATTTTTTATTTTTTCTATAAGTTCGTTCTGGCATGAAAAAATGATCCACCCTGTTGTGTCGAAGTAGTCGCTTATATTTGTACAGCCATAGTATATGGGTATACACCTTGTCACAAGACAATCCAGCAGCTTTTCAGAAAACCAATTTTTTTGTTTAGAATTCTCAATAGTTATTGCAAACTGAAATTTTTCAAACAATGGAGCCTTTGTTTCACAGAAAAAAGGATTCCCGCGAATGTCGGGAAGCACTTGCTGAGGGTTTCCAAAAGGCCGGTAGGATCTAAAAAAAGTAAAGTTTTCAGGAAAGAGAGACTGATTGAAATACAAATTTGCACGAAGTTCGTGACCTTTCACTCCTGGAAATATTTTAGTAGCAGCCCAAGAGGACACTGCAAACTCCTTTTTGGCCACGTCAAATAGAGCAAGTTCATCTTTGTTGAAAGATGTTGCTGTATAAATAATAGGAACTGCCTTTTCTGGTAAAGCCTGAATAACTTGTTCGTCGTACGTATAAACTTTATAAAATCTGTGAGCATTTTCTATAGCTCCTCTCCTCGTTCGTCCAATAACTTCCGGTTCGAGCAACACAAGGAACAGAATCTCTCCTGTTCCCTGATAACAAGGATTATCGACTACTACTGTAGAACCTTCTGGGAACGCATCATCGGAAAATTTAGTCGGATCTAGACTGCCTAAAATCTTGAACTTCATATGTGTACTGTCGATAAAAGCTTTAAAAAGAAAAACCATCTATCTATTGCAGGGTGAAGATTTCCATCATATACAGTCTCCACAATATCAGGATTCTTCACACATAGTCTGGCTATCACTGACTGGTCAGAACTCACGCACAAACCTTGAGAAAGATATTCTACAAAGACCTCATCGTATACTTTAGAGTATCTTTCCCAGGCCTCCTTATATCCAGCAATAATAGCTCCAGCCACATATATGTTTTCAAAATTGAAAAATTCAATATCTTTTGAAATTTCTGGCTCCATAAGTTGTATCATAATCTTGTTTCTCGGAACAGCGGCGAGGTTCTTTCCAAATGTAGGAGCGAATAACTTCCAGTAATTGTGTCGTATACACCCAACATCGGTCCAAATATATGGTTCATCTAGATTGATCAATTCAATTGCCCTCTTAACAAACTCCTTTTTATTGTACCATATGGCTCCCAGTTCTGATGTTTGGTGGCGAGCATCGGCCAAAGTTGACTGATGATTCCAAAAGTCTCGCCCATATTTTTTATAAGATTCTATTTCATATACTGAATCATATAAAACAAATTGAATAGGTAGATGCGATGGACGGAGCATGCGCATCTCATCTACAAGATCGGGACTTGTAAAAAATATAACAGGACTTTCTACCCATTCTAAAAATCTCTTGAGATGAGGAATGTAGAACTCATGACTCTGTTTAGAAGGAATTTTAAAGTAGGCAGTGACTATCATTGTCTAATTTCCATGAATATTACATCTCTATATCAATATGCAGATAGCCTCACCCATGAAACTCACACCAACATTTATCCAAACTGAAATTATATCATCTGGTTGTCCTAGTTCATAAATAGAAACTGGGCACCCTATAAGGATAAAGATACACGCATAAGTAATATTATGTCGTTAGATATAGTTATTCCAACTTGTAAAAAGGATCTGGATACCCTGGAGATTGTTATAGAGCACGCCAAGAAATATATCCAAAACGTGGGCAGGATTTTCGTAGTTTCCGATATTAGTTACACGAGTAATGCGATTCACATCCCCGAGTCAGCCTACCCATTTTCAAAGTATGACGTCGCAAAGTTTATACAGCATCATAGATGTCATTGGTACTATCAACAGTTGTTGAAGTTATACGTCTATGATGTTATAGCTGATCTGAGTGATAATGTGCTTATTCTCGACTCTGAAACTATTTTTTATCAACCAGTTTCGTTTATAGACGATACGGGTCGCGGACTGTATTGTACTAGTGATGAAAAATCGGCATGGTACTATGATCATATGAACCGTTTTGTCCCTGATTTATCAAAGTATACTGAGGGAATAGACCCGTCTTATTCGGGAATTGTTCATCATATGGTTTTTAATAAAAATATTTTAAAAGATTTATTTGTAAAGGTGGAGACGGCGCACTCCAAACCCTTATGGGTAGCTTTTCTAACAACAGTCAGACAGGACCACATCATAGGAGGAGCGAGTGAATATGAAATCTATTTTTGTTTTGCATTTGCTGTCCACAAGGAACTTGTGCGCCTTCGCCCACTCAACTGGGGTCTTTCAGACACCATTCTTGAAAGTTCACATAAAGATTTTCTAACGGCCCACTCTCATTTGCGCAAGAGGTGATGGAAGATACCGAACCATTCATGTATTTGGTGAAGTACAAATTTTTCTGGAAATTTTTTAAATATTTGAAGCACAAGTGCCTGATCATCATCAGTAAGGCCTAGACTATGATATTCCATAAGCATGGTTTCGTATTCCTTTTCATACCACTCGGCAAGTTCATTAGGTAAAATAAACATACTCCCTTGAATAACCTGAGGGGCTGTTTGACAGAGAGATAACGGGTCGGGTATTACATCTGGAACAGGGAAACTCGCGTAATGTATTTTGTCAGTAGTTACTGTATCCCATACAACCTCTAAAGGAATATCACGACTTTCCCGAATATACCCAAAATCTATCCACGCATAATGTGTATATTCTGGAAATAGTGTACGGGCCCGCCGTATAAAGCTCGTCTTACTGTGCTGGACGAGGTTATACTCGGCAATAGAGTGTTCAGGGTGCCTGATGCGCCTTCCGAGAGATGTCTTATAATACTCATTGTTCATAATTTCCTTTTCCTTTTCGATGAATTTGAAGAAAGTATCCGACTCATCATAAGGGAACGTTTTGACCATTCCTTGGACCGAAGGCTCGTCACAAAAACATATAAGGTCAATCGGGGCTTTTGTAAGGTTTCTAAACCAGTCCACATACTCTTTTTTAGTCCTTTTCCACTCTGCGTGACGCCCGCCCCATTCTCCCCTTCCAATGTCTCTAAAAGCCGATACACACAAGACTTTGTGCATTTTATAAACTTGTCGAGATCTTTTTATTAAGGAATAGCCTCGCTTTCATTATAATGTTTGACACCGATGTTTCAATCATTACTTTTCTAAGACAAAACAAAAAGACTTGTGGAGAGTTCCACGAAGAGGCTTTGTATCAGGTCCTGACGGCTGTGGAACACGTTATAAACACGGGTATCGTTGGGGACTTTGTAGAGATCGGGGTTTACAAAGGTGTGATGGTGATGGCCATGGCTGCCAAGCTGATACAGATGGGTAAAACTGAGAGAAAGATTCACTTATATGACACATTTGAAGGCATGGTCGACCCAACACCCAAAGATGTGTACTGTCAAACAGGTTTACCGGCTGATATTTGTAATGCTTCAGTCAAGAGCGTTGCCCCTCTTGATAATGTTCAAAGTAATATGGCCCTTACCGGATATCCGACAAAAAATTTAATTTATCATGTAGGTGACATTTGCAAGGTTACCGAGTTCCCACCTTCCATTGCCTTTCTTCGTCTTGACACGGATTGGTACGAGAGTACAAAGTTTGAACTTGAACATTTCGCCCCGAATGTTTCAGTTGGTGGCGTCATAACTCAGGATGATTATAACTGGTGGAAGGGTGCTACAGATGCCGTAAATGAGTACCTGGCAGAGCATCCCGCAGATACAAAACTTCTGAAACCACACGGTATTTGGTGGTTTAATAATACAATGGCATTTAAGAGTCATAGCCAGGCTGGCCAAGATTTGTTCGTTTACAAGTTACTTCAGGAAGGTCGTGAATTTTACAAAGGAACATTCATAGATATAGGATGTGCCGAACCTATTCACGATAACAACAGTTATGCGCTCGAAAAATATTGCGGCTGGAAAGGCGTTCTCGTAGATCGCCGGCCCTATCTCCGAGGCGATATTGAGAAAGAGCGCATCTCGCCTTATGTATGCGTGGATGTTACCAATCCTATATGGTCTGTTAAAGTCAAGCAGACGGGTATTGACTGGTCAAAGCCAATAGATTATCTATCATTCGATGTTGACGATTCTGGCGCAAGTCTCATAGAGAACTTTCCTTTTCACGATTTCAAGTTCAAAGTTCTCACCGTTGAACACGACAAGTATAGGTTTGGTCAGGAAGTCCAGGACCGAATGATGGCCATACTGACTAAACAAGGATATGAGATAATATGTAAAAATATAAACGCTCGACCTGGGTTTCCGTTCGAAGACTGGTATGTACACCCAGACCTTGTAGACATGACAATCGCTAATAAATATAGATGCGATAACTTGCCATGGCAAGAGATTGTCACTATGTTGAAGGAAGATACGCCATTTGTGTAGGCGGATTACTAATTAAACTCTTCCCAAGGTCTGAAATTTTTTGAGCAATCACAATTATGTAAATGGGTTCTCTTGTGTAAAACTGCGGTCTGGAAGACTGATCAGTATCACTATATACTTTTGAAATATCAATCCATCCATCTGTTGATCCGTGGATTGCTAAATATATTTCTTTTATTTCCATTCCATATTTTTCAATGAAAGTACATTGAAAAAGTTCTGGACTAAACTGATATAGACCATGGCCTGAAAAATTATTGTTTACTGTAACCGAAACATACACGCCTCCAATATTTAAAAGTTTTATAATATTATCAAATACCTGTGGTATATTGAATATATGCTCGGTTGTACCTCCGTCACATATAACATCATATGTCTCGCTTATATTTATAGGCATATTCATGTCGTGAATAATTGACGCCCCTTCGTAGTCACTACAATCCACTGAATCCACAATGTCAAAACCAAGCTCTTTTATTTTGTTCTCACAAAACGCATCACCGCCGGGCATATGCCACCCCTGTCTCCCAAGCGTAAGAAATTTATTATTTCTCCTCCCCCTGTAAGTAATAGCATTCTCAAGAGCTTTCCACATAGTGCGATCTATTCCCATTTCTCTATAAACTTGTCGAAATCTTTATATGTAAAGTAATTCTGAAGTTCTTTTAGTTTTTTCATAGCAAACCCGTCAATATCATGACAGATCTTGCAAAGTCCGTATACTGAACTATCATCTTTTGCTGTATTGAATGGAAAGTCCGTTAAACACAAATAAGATTTCTCGCCATCTACATAATACCAGTGGAGTTGAATAAGTGCTGGATAAATGGGCAAGTTATTTAGTTTAGCATAGTATGACCCTACAGTTTGTGCGTAAATTTCATCATAGGAGTAGTTTCTGGGCATATCGTCATTGAAACTCACAAGATCAAAGAGCAAGTGTATACACGCCTCGGGGAGGAGAGTGCCAGACAGCTGCCCATTTTGGACAGTGCCGCAATTTTTTCGCAACCATGTCACAAGGTTAGCATCACTAGCAACACGGGGCCACCACCATCCCTGGGAACCCAGAAGTTCCTCTATTGTATTGGGATGATGCTTCACATCTGGAGGAAGTATTGGCGTTATACAAACAGCTGTTTTCGGAATACAGTCCCAGGAGATCTTTCGAAAAAACATACAAGAACTACTCAAAAAGAGAACTCTATCAAACTTGCATATATTGTACGCATGACTGATATTTGTTACCAATCCTCTTAACAAATCGAGGCCTCCAAATTCCCGTTGCACTTTAAACCATTTAGGGTTAATCCATACGTTTTCTGGTAAGGTATTTTCATCGAGTTCCATAGTGTGACTGTTAACATGAATAACTATGACGCAATTGGATACGTATTTATTTATATTTTCAAGTTGAGCTTGCAGAAATTCTGGTGCGTCGTGGACGGCTAAACTCACAAGACACTCGTACGTTGTCAAAATGTCAGGAAACTTTCTGTATATTATTTGCCTAGTTTCCATATAAAACATAAACTTTATTTTTTTAAGACCTTTCCGTAGAAACACAAGTTGAACAAAATTTTTAGGGAGCCCCTCTCCAGGGAGTCACTCTGTCTCCAGTAAAAACAATAGTTTAACAATATTTTTAGAGATTCATGGAGGGGCCCCTGCACCCCGCCGCTTTTTCAAAAGTCTCGTGTTTTACGGTACTTTTAAAACAGCCCCTCTCCAAGAGGTCAGCGACCCCTCCAGGAACAAAAACAATAGTTTAACAATATCTAGGGAACAGGATTGGATAAAGACCCGAGATTCAGGCTGGTTCAGGGGAGATTGGCATGATGCAATCACCCTCTTGACCCATGAACATCAAAAACAAAATAAATAAATTGTTTTCATGAAAGTCAGGATGAACTCAGGAAGAGACACCAGCCCGCCGCTTTTTCAAAAAGACCCCTAAAACACGGGACTTTCTGAAACAGCCCCTCGCGTCACGGAATGAAAAACCTCCAGGGGATGATTTGTATTCACTCCTTCCATGAGAATCAAAAACAAAATAAATAAATTGTTTTCAGTAAAGTCAGGATGAACTCAGGAAGAGACACCAGCGGGGCTCCGCCCCTGCACCCCGCCGCTTTTTCAAAAAGACCCCTAAAACACGGGACTTTTAAAACAGCCCCTCGCGTCACGGAATGAAAAACACCCAGGAAATTATTTTCTCACATCAATATTGAATAACTTAAAGAGGTTCAAAGAGCCCCTTCCCAAAAGTCTCGTGTTTTACGGTACCTTTAGGTACCCCCTGAGTCCGCCTCATATCTGGGTCAGAAA